CCAGAAAACTTCAGGATTGATCCTGCTTCTGACTGGTACGATCCTATATCAAGTAGTCCGTATATCATCCATTTAATTCCAATGTTTGTTCAAGATGTTCTTCAGAAAATGGATGACGGCGAATGGGAAAAACTTACTATCAGCCAACTTCTTTCTGCGGCAAAAGAAGATGACGATACCATACGCCTCACTAGAGAAGAGCCTAGAACTGATCCATTAGAAGACGAATTTGAAACCATCGAAGAGTTTAAGATTGTTTGGATTCATAAGAACATTATAAAAAAGGACGGCGAAGACTACTGTTTCTTTACTGCCGGAACTGATTTTATGCTGACCAAGCCAAAACTTCTCCTTGAAGTTTATCCTTGGTTGCGTGATGGCGAGCGTCCCTACGTAATGGGCAAACTTAATATTGAGTCCCATCGTTTGTATCCGTCAGGCACTGTAGAACTTACCCAAGAATTACAGGCCGCTTCTAACGACATATGGAACCAGAGATTTGACAACATTAAGTTGGCAATGAATAAACGTTACCATATTCGTAGGGATAGGAACATTGATCTTGATGCATTGTTCAGGTCTGTTCCCGGCGGCGCGGTTGAGATGGATGATCCAGATCAGGATGTTCGTGTTGTTGAAACACGTGATGTCACTGGCTCCGCCTATGCAGAGCAAGACCGTATTAACTTTGACTTTGACGAATTGCAAGGAAACTTTTCTACGTCTACTGTTCAAAGCGCCAATACTATGAATGAAACAGTTGGTGGCATGAACTTGCTAAAAGGCAACACCAATATTATTACTGAGTTTGTTCTTAGGACTTTTGCTGAAACTTGGGTAGAGCCAACCCTTAAGCAACTTCTTCGTCTTGAGCAATTTTATGAGACAGACGAGATTGTTATGTCTCTGACAGGTAAAGATAACTATGCAGGCAAGGATGAACTTATTGATGAACTGCTTAAGCACGATGTAATTCTTAAAGTTAACGTAGGTATGAATGCTACTGATCCAATTGGGCGCGTTCAAAACCTAGTTTACGCAATCTCAAATGTGTTCCAGATTCCCGGCATGGAAGGAAGGATTAACACTGACGAGGTTGCTAAAGAAATATTTGGGCAACTTGGATACAAAGACGGCTCAAGGTTTATTACGGAGCAGTCTGATGATCCTGAGATTCAACAGTTGCAGGCACAGATTCAGCAGTTGCAGTCTATCATTGATTACGATCAGGTTAAGATGCAAGGCAGACTACAGATTGAGCAGTTGAAGCAACAGGCTTCTCTTAGAGAGGCTCAGATAAAGGCGCAGACTGACATAGCAAAAGAGCGTATGGGCATGGAGAAAGATGCAGGCTCTCTCGCTATCAAGCAGAACGAGGCCATTATCAAACAACAGGATGCTGATACTCGCAGGGCTGAACTTATGCTACAGCGCGATGCATTGATTAATCAGATTATTACTCAACAGTCAGAGCCAGTAGATAAAGACAACGTTTCTAAAGCAGGAACAATGGCAAGAAATAAATATAACAAAGTGCCATACGCACAGGGATAAATGTCAGACTATTATGATCCTAGTCTACCTAATGTAGACGAACTAATTGAACGAACTCAAATCGGCAAGAAGACCGAAGAGTTTATAAGAACTCCAACAGGAAGGGCATTATTGGATAGAGCCTTAAACCAGTATCGAAATGGTATTGAGGGTCTTTACAAAATGGCTTTTCAGGAGTGGTCTGGTTCTTCAGAAGAAGAACTTAAATTTTATAGAAAAATATCTTCAGACCTCGCTACCCCCTTATCAGTTTTAAAATGGTTGGATGCGATTATTTCAGATGGAGAGACTGCTAATAAACTAGCAAGGTACAAAGAAGAGTAACCTTGGAGAAAAAAGATGGACGCTACCCAACAGGATGCGGAACAAGAAATTAATGAAGCAGTAGAAGAAGTAGTAGAAGAACAATCAGAAGAACTCTCTGAACAAGAAGAATACGTTGATCGTAAAGTTCAGGGGCCTCGCGATGAAATGTTTGATCGTATCGTACAAGATAGAGAATCAGAATTTGGCGCTGAGGAAGATGAACTGGTTGAAGTTGAAGAAGAAGTTGTAGAAGATGTTGTAGAGGAAGATACTGCTCCAGTATGGAAGCAGGATGGTCAGTGGGTTACACAGATCAAAGTTAACGGACAGGATGTAGTTGTTCCGTTTGAAGGCCTTAAATCTTCTCATCAAAAGGATGTTGCTTCACAGCAAAGATTTCAGCAAGCCGCTGAAAAAGAGCGTTTGCTTGCTCAACATGAGGCTCAGTTGCGTCAATATGCACAGAGTCTTCAACAGAAAGAATCTGCTCCACCCAAACAGGACGAGCCAGAAGATGATGCCGACTACCAGAAAATGGTAGAAGAATATCATCAAGCGTTGTACGAAGATAACGCGGATAAAGCCGCTAAATTGTTACAGACCTTGACGGGGCGCAATCACGCTACCCCAAATATAGATGAGGCTGTAGATAGGGCCGTTGGACAGGCCTTTGCTCGTAGACAAGCCGAACAAGCCAAAGCACAGCAATTAGCATATGAGCGAGAAGTTCAGAATGCAGTTGCTTGGTTTGATCAGGAGTACCCTGAGATTGCTCAGAATCCTGATCTTAGGGCTATCGCTGATAATCAAACGGTCACCCTTATGAAGGAGAATCCTTCTTGGACACCGGGACAAATTATTTATGCGGCGGCTGAGTATGCGAAAGAATGGACAAATAATAATTTGGCCTCTCAGCAACCTAACAAAAGAGTTGAGAGAAAAAAGAAAATTGTCCCACAACCTAAATCTGCTCGACAGTCTGCCAAAATGTCTGAAGATGACTCTGGGCCTAAAACCCCAGAACAAGTCATTGAAGAGATGCGTCAGGCCAGAGGGCAACTTTAATCAATAACTTAAGGAGAAGAAAATGGCAGGACAAGTATGGTCTGTCAACACCTCCGGTGGTTATATGTATGCGCTTAACCTCAGTCGTGAACTGCGGATGGCCGTACAGCCGATTGTCAAGTTCCGTCAGTTCTGTGACATTAAAGATGCCGCCCATCAGGGGTTGCACCGAGGCGATACCTTCCACTGGAACGTGTTTAGTGATGTAGCAACGCAGGGTACTACCCTGACTGAAACAAGCACCATTCCTGAAACTTCGTTTACGATTTCTCAGGGTACGATGACTATCACGGAAGCAGGTAACTCTGTCCCTTACACTGGTAAGTTGGACGATCTGAGTGAACAGCCGATTCGTGAAGTTGTTCGTAAAGTGCTTAAAAACGATGCGAAAAAAGCGTTTGATAATCTCGCTTCTGCTCAGTTCGATGCGGCTAAACTCCGTGTTGTTCCGACTTCAGGAACGAGTACCACTGCTTTGACGCTTACCACTAACGGCACGTGTGCTGTGAACAATAACATTGCTCTTGGAAAAGAACATGTGAAGTTGATTGTAGACACGATGAAAGAGCGTAACATCCCGGCTTATACTGGCGATGATTACTACGCTATTGCATGGCCGTCAACTTGGCGAGCGCTCAAGAACGATCTGGAAGGTATCAAGCAGTACATTGATCAGGGTTTCCAGATGATCATGAATGGCGAAATTGGTCGCTATGAAGGTGTTCGTTTTATTGAGCAGACTCACGTTGCGAAAGCAGGCATTGGTACTGCATCATCTGCATGGACTAACGGTAAATCCGATTGGGCCGTGTTCTTTGGTGAAGATACTGTTGCTGAAGCAATCGCTGTTCCTGAAGAAATTCGCGGAAAAATTCCCGGAGACTTCGGAAGGGATCGTGGGATTGCGTGGTATTATTTGGGAGGCTTTGGCCTTGTTCACACTGATGCGGCTCAGTCACGTGTAGTGATCTGGGACAGCGCGGCTTAAGGAGAAATTATTATGAGTTATAGTGATCCAAGAGCCTACATTTATCAGGACACGGTTGAAACCGATTTCGGTGCCGGAACTGGAACCGCTTGGAGTTTCAAAGGCCCCAGTGGTAAAAAAGGCTCGCTAAAAAATATTGGTCTTCATGTAACCGAAACCTTTGCTTGTGATACTACTACTGGCAAGGTTTTGATTGGTACTTCTGCTGACCCTAATGCTTATGGCCAGTTGGAAATTGCCGATACTACTGCGGCTACCGATACCTACAACAACCAAGACGATACGAATGCAGTCATTTCTGATGCACTCCCGGCTGATACGCAAATTGAAGTTACTTATGTTCAGTGCGTTGATTCTGGTACTGCCGCAGGCAAAGGATATGCGTATGTTGAAGTCGAATGGTACTAGGAGGTACACCATGAAAGATAGCGCAAGCGGAAAAATCCCTGCAAATGGACTTTCTGAAAAGGAAAAAGACAACTCTTCGCCTAAAGATTTGGGCTTGGATAGTCATGGCCCGAATCAGATGCCTATGGGTGTTGCTAAAAAGAAAGTGTCCACGGATCGTGGTTCTTTCAACATGCGATAAAAGGATCGGGGGGCGCAAGCCCCCCTTTTCTTAGGGGGAATTATGGAAGAGAAAAAAGATAAAGACCCTGCTCAGTGCGGCTATACCAATCAGGATCAGCCAAACGAGTGGAGTACTGAACGTAACCAAAGAAACAACAACGCGAGGGTAGGAACCAGACCGGAAGTTATTATTCTTGAAAATGCTTCCATTTTCGGGGCTGTTCGTATGCCACTGGAATAATGAATAATAAAATAAACTGGGATGAGCCTTACGGCG